ATGCTTGATCAACTTACGCTGCAGCTCAAAACTAATAGAGCTTAAGTTATAGTTTGGCGATATAATTAGGACATTACAGTTGGGTACTAGTGTTACCAGTTGACCTATAACATTGGCTATGTAGGTTTTGCCCAATCGACGTGCAAGTGCTGCACAAATAAAACGATATTGTGGATCGTTGACTGCATTGACGAGTGCAATCTGTGGACGATTGATTGTATCGTAGATGTTTAAGAGGCGTAGATAGTTGTCTATAGGCAGTTTAATAAAACGTTTATCAGCTGGAAACTCGTATATATAATCGCACTCTACATCTGTTCTGCTTACAGTTAACACTAAACACCTTCACCACTAATTAATTTATGTATAAGCTGGCCGTACTTGGTACCATCACCGCCTTCATTGATCTGCACGTTAACCTGCTTGCTGGGTCCAGGATTACCTTGTCGAATCTTCTCCAGTTGTATTTCACGGTCTAGTAAATCCATGCTCATTTTATGGCTAAGGGCTAAGAGCTCAGCAATGTCTTTTGAGCTGCCTACCCCAGCCTCATCCAACTCCTGAAACTTTTGCTTGATAATAGCATCCATGGCCTGGCGCATAAGAAAGCGGTTGTTGTAGCCGGTATCAAAGAATACCTGATCTATATAACCACGTACCTCGCGACGGGCTAGTGTGGTTGTTACCAGTTCGGGGTCAATGCTCAGTTCATGTGCTACTTGTCTAGCATCTTGCAGTTGAAGATAGCAGTTGGCAATTTCCAGTGCTTCTGGACTAATTTTGATGGTTTCTGCGGGCAGGTGAGTGGTCATGGTTTACTCCAATTTTTATGAGTGTAGCATGTTTGGAGGTTTAGGGTCAAGCATAGATTTTGGCACCTTAGCTTGTTTGGAAAAATTTCTTGAAGTACGCGTGTGGGAGGGCCCACCGCTATAGATTACATAACAGTCCGATAACCGCCCCTGTCCACCTAAGTATAGCAGTAATTTTTCGGTTCTGTCAACTACCACTCGTCGGCTGACAGACGGCGCTTGCTAGTTGCTAAGATTGGCGTATAATGAAGATTCTTTCAACGCAACAGGAGTAGCTAAAATGGCAACAGCCAAAGCCCCTAACTATAGCCCTGAGCAGACTGCTCAGATTGTAGAACAATACCAAGCTGGTATCAGCGTGGATCAGATTGCCCAGACTATGGGCCGGACTGTTCGCTCAATTGTAGCGAAGCTCAGCCGCGAAAAGGTTTATATCGCTAAAGAATATAGAACTAAAAGCGGTGAGACTCCAATTAAAAAGGATGTTCACGCTGATTTTATCGGCGCAGCTCTTAGGCTCTCGGAGAACGATATAGAATCGTTAACGAAGGCTAACAAGAGCGCACTGCGTGCAATCTCGGATTTTATCCGTAACTCTGCCAACTAGGGTATAGGGGCGCAAGCCCCTATATAAACATTATGAAAAATGTAGCACTTGCCACTGATCCAAAAATTATAGCGTTCACTCGTCGTGCTGAAGTTGCCGTTGAGGAACCGTTACAGTTTTTTATTGTACCTACCGACTACAAAGGTTTCATGTGGCTTATAAAAAATAGAATCTTAGGTCGCAAGCTCACTGGGCCTAGCTATAATAAGCATTACAATACACTTACTGGATCGATGCAAGAATGAGAACACTTACCCTGGCCTTGTGGCTGTACGTTATGTTTATGATAACATTCCTTGCACGCTACTGTTTCACGTGAAACAGTAGCGCACACAAAAAATATACCGCTATATTTTTTATAGCGATGGCGCCAAAATTATAGCATATAATTTTAGGCCGTGTCAAGCCCCCAGGGCTCCGTTCGTCGGGTAGGATCGACCGCTAGTCGGCTGATGTATGGTAGGCTGTGGGGTATGGGTGGTAGGCAATTGTCGCTTGGGCGACATTTGACCTCAAAAATTCAGGTATACTTGTTTCTGTTGTAGGGCATGACTCTAGGCGGCCAGTAACCCCGCCTACCCTCGGATAGGGCCGATAGGGCAAGGGCAGACAAGTTAAACCCTACAACATTCTAGACTTTATAAGGATATAGGTTATGAAAAGGATAGCAATCTATGACATGGATGGCACAATCGTTTGCAGTATGCACAGGTATCGTACCATTGTTGATAACGGTATTGAGCGCATTGACCTCGATTACTGGCGTGCTAATGAATATCGCGCACTTGAGGATTCACTGTTACCACTTGCAGAACAATATAAAAACGATCTCGATGATCCCAACTGTATTGTTGTTATTGCTACTGCCCGCATTTTGCGGAACGCTGATCGTGCATTTATTTATAGCAGACTAGGTACACCCGATCATATCGTTAGCCGTAATGAAAACGATAACCGTTCGGGTGCTACCCTCAAGATTGAAGGACTAAAACGGATTTTCAAATTGTATAGCAATTTAGGTTATCATTTTAATGACGCTGTATTTTATGAGGATAACGTAGCATATCTTAAAGCAGTTTGTGATTACTTTAACATTCGGGGCGTTTACGTTCCAAGCAAACAAGGACATTGATATGGAAACTATAGCTGAGCTCTATAACATGCAAGACAATCTGGTTGAACTTTATAACGAAATGTACGGTTTTGATCCAGATTTTGGAACGGTTAGCGATTGGAACGATCTAGGTTGGGTTACTAGAATGTATAACGATTTGCGTGCTGAATATCATAGCCTGCCCGCTGAGTTTGACCTTAGCCCTATGCCAGATGGACGCAGTGATTTTTGGCGCGAGTTGAATCGCCGTCAAAGGTTATATGATGCAGAACGTTATGCAAGTTGGGCTGCTGCTGATATTGAGCGCGGCGATCTAAAATCTGCTACGTTTTATCAGCAAATGGCACAGCGTGCGCTTGCAGGTTGGGAAAGCATTACGGTTTAATTTTTATAACTAAGGAGCTGATATGAACTATAGCGTTACTAAAATTATCATGGTTGTTTTTGTTTTGGCAACTGCGGTATTTTCTTATGAATCTTGGGCTAGCCCTGACCGTATTAAATCTTGTAAGGAAATGAAGGGTAAGGTAATTCTCAATAAATATAACCATTTCGATAGCTGTATCGTCGAATAGCAGGTTTCACGTGGAACACTGTTCCACGTTATAAAAACCACACCGATATAAATTTTATATCGGTGGCGCCAAATTATATTATATAATTTGCGGGCGTGTCAAGGGTTTTCGCGACCGTTCGTCGGCTGGTAGCTACCGCTGGTCGGTCGGATGTATGGCGGCCCCTAGCCGACGGATGGCAGGCAATATTCGCACTTGCGCGGATTTTGTGGTATAATAGGTTTTCTGTCACACAACAAGGTTATAAATTATGAAACGTCAATACTTCGCCGTTCTAGATACTGAAACAACCCTCAACGATACCGTTATGGATTTTGCAATCGTTGTGTGCGATCGTCACGGCAAGATTTACAATAGTTGTAGCGTTCTAGTTCGTGAGTTCTATGACCCTATGACACTGTTCCATGACAAAAACAATAACGGTTTTTGGGCCTCTGCTAATCTAGAGCGTCGTCGTGCTAATTATCAGAACATGCTAGATTCTGGTACACGTATGCTTGCGTCGGTAACTGCTATAAATAATTGGATCAATAAATGTATCGGTACTTATGATCCTATACTTACCGCATACAATCTAGCTTTCGATGCTAACAAATGCGCTAATTCTGGCATCGTTCTAGATTCTTTCACTAGCCGCTTTTGCCTTTGGCAAGCCGCTGTAGGTAATATCTGCCGTTCTAAAAAGTATAAGCGTTTTGTGCTCGACAATCATCGTTTTAATAATGCGACCGATAAAGGTAATATGACATTCAAAACCGATGCCGAGACTGTTGCAGGTTTTGTAACTGGTAACCTTATCACTGAACCCCACACTGCACTTGAGGATGCACGCGATTTTGAGATTCCAATCCTACAAAAGATTGTACGTTCTAAAGGTTGGCGCGATCGCATCGAGCCCTATGACTGGAAGAAATTTCAGGTTAAGGA